GCTTGTGTTGATATTCATGGTATTACTCTCCTTTTCTGTTTTTGATGTCTTGATAGATAATATACCGTTCAGGATGTTGATGATTTTCTGTCCGTAGTTCTTTCCGGATGCCCAGCCCTGTCCTTTGGGATTTTCCTGGATGCCGAGATGCTCAACATACTCAGCGCAGCCTCTTGATACGTATGTATATCGCGGGTCAATACATTTCTGTTTCAGTCCGTCTGTACAAGCGTAAGCCTGCAGATGCTGGATCTGCGCCCTGATTCCTTCTTTCGCAGTTTTAAAGCTGCAGCCTTTCTTTCCTGTGACGTTCACACCTAATCCGCAGAAATTATTCTGATCAAGTGTTACTGCTGATCCCGAAAACGT